TCACCAACAGCAGTAGATACAAAACCAACTGTAGGTGATTTACGCAACATGATGAAAGATCCTCGTTATTGGAAAGATGGAGAAAAAGATCCTGTTTATATTGATCGTGTATCTAAATTATTTGAACAGGTATAGTGGATCATAATTTAGTATTAGTAATTTGGCGTGATACAAGAGAAGTTGATACAGGAACTTGGCACGATAGAAAGGAAGTGGGAACAACTGCTTCTTCAGTTATTCATAGTGTGGGATGGGTAATAGAAGAAAATACAGTTGATATAAAAATATCAGCAGACATTCCAGCAGATATTACCGATACGGAAGTAGGTCGCACTACAGTAATTCCTAGAGGTTGTGTAGAAGAAATAATAAATGTGCGTTGCATAAAGGAAAATGATTAGTCATTACTCCTTGCAAGACCTTTAGAGTACGCAAATTGCCCATTAAGGATAACTTTTTAGCAAACTTAAAAGACAATCGGTTAACCTTAACAATGGAGAAATAAAATGGCTAGTACAGTAACTAATGCCTTTATTACTCAGTTTGAATCAGAGGTTCACATGGCGTATCAACGCATGGGAGCTAAACTCAAGAATCTGGTAAGAACTGTGAATGGTGTAAGTGGCTCTAGCGTAAAATTCCAAAAGGTTGCAAAAGGTACAGCAACTACCAAAGCACGTCATGCTGAAGTAGTAGCAATGAACCTTGCTCACTCTAATGTGTCTGCGACTTTAACGGATTATTATGCTGCCGATTACATTGACAAACTAGACGAATTGAAGATCAACATTGACGAAAGACAAGTAGTTGCACAAAATGCAGCTTATGCACTTGGTCGTAAAACAGATGACATACTGGTAACAGTTATGAAAGCTGGAACTTCAATCGCAAATAACGTAAATTCATCTGCAACAGGTATGACATTAATCAAAGCTAAAAATATGCAAAATGTTTTTGGTACTGCTGATGTTCCTGATGATGGACAAAGATATTGGGCAGTTGGCCCACAACAATGGGGTGACCTAATGAGTGTGGATCAATTCTCTCGTGCCGAGTATGTTGGAACAGAAAATTTACCATTTACAAATGGTGAATCTACAGCAAAAAGATGGATGGGCTTCTTATGGTTTGTTCATTCTGGTTTGAGTGTAGCTACTGACCGACAAACTTTAGCTTGGCACAAATCTTCAGTTGGTCTTGGCATAGGTCAAGATGTAAAGACTGAAGTTAATTATATACCTGAAAAAGTATCTAATTTAGTAACTTCTTCTCTCTCTATGGGAGCAGTAGTTGTTGATGGTGACGCTTTAAGGGTACAGCTTTGTGCTGAATAGAAAGGAGATATAAATATGGCTTATGCAACTGCTAATCCAGTAAAAAAAGTAGCTCAAATGGGCGACACTAACAATCTCTGGTACTATACAGACGGAGATGCAACTTCTACTATTGTAGGATCAGGTTATTTTAACCTATCTTATGAAAATTTTTCAATAGGTGATATGATTTTAGTATGTGCTACCAACGCTGGTACAGCTGAATCTGACTTGCTAATTGTAAGTTCTGCTACAGCAGCAACTACAGTAACAACTACGAAACTTGCTTAAATAAATATAATGTGGGGGGTAATTCCCCCCATGTAAATTGTAAATTATGGCAACAACAAAAGTAGATATATGCTCCACAGCTTTAATCATGATAGGAGCAAACTCAATTACTTCATTCTCAGATGACAGTACGGAAGCTAATGTATGTAATGTTGTCTATGAAGATATAGTAAAATCTGCTCTTACTCGACATAGATGGAGATTTGCTACTGAACAAAAACAACTATCTTTACTTACTGCTTCACCTACAGGACGATTTACATATGCGTATCAATTACCTACAAGTCCTGAATTATTACAACTTATTACATTAACAGTTAATGACTTTGTTATTCCTTATGAACGATATGGAGATAAAGCTTATTTAGACAGTTATGGAAGCTCATCTTCTGTAATCTGTGATTATACATTCCGTCAGGATGAATCTGAATTTCCTCCTCATTTTATTTTAGCTCTTGAATATAGTTTAGCTGGTTTATTTGCTGGATCAATTGCACGAGATTCAGGTATGATAAAACAATTTTCTGATATGGCTGAACGTCAATATTTAATTGCGAAAAATATTGATTCTTCTGAACGAACAAATTCAGTCATAGATCATTCACGATTTATTAACCTACGTAAATCAACTAGATCGACAGGATAATATGGCTAGAACAATGAGAACTGTTCTATCTAATTTTAGTGCTGGGGAGCTTAACCCTTTACTAAGATCACGCACAGATGCTAAAGCGTACTTCAATGGCGCACAAACTTTACGTAATTGGTATATGATGGATAGTGGTGGTCTTATGCGTAGACAAGGAACAACGTATAAAGCTACACTTGCTGGTGAATCAAGAATCTTACCTTTTGTATTTTCAGATGATGAAATAGCAATATTTGTTTTATCCAATAATCGATTGGATGTTCATAATAGTGCTGGTGTTTCAGTACAAAGTAATTACACAACAAATTGTAATTGGACAACAGCCCAACTTTTTGAATTAAATATAGCACAGTTTGGCGACACAGTATTTATTGCCCACAGAAATAATCCTATTGTTAAACTTAAACGAACTTCAGCTACGGCCTTTACAGCCAGTCTATTTGCTTTTGATTCGCATACTTCAGGATACCCACGATACAAACCTTATTATAAATATGAAGATAGTGCAGTTACTTTAACTCCAGCTGCAACATCAGGATCAACAGTTAATATAACTGCTTCAAGTGCAATTTTTGATACCAATGATAATTGGGTTAATAAAACAATTCGTATTGGTGGTAAAGAAATTGATATAGCTTCACGATCAAGCACAACAGTTGTTGTAGGCAATATTCGAGAAACACTAGCTGATACATCAGCTAATGCAGAATGGGATGAGGAATTAATATCTTCTCATAGAGGATACCCACAAGCAATTACATTTCATGATAATAGACTATGGCTTGGTGGTGTTAAATCCAAACCATCTTCCATTAATTCTTCTCAAGTAGGAGATTATCATAACTTTAGTGTAGGTACAGGATTAGCAAATCAAGGTATTGATGTAGCTATTGGTGGTGATACAGTAAACGAAATACGTCATTTATATTCTGGTTCTAACTTACAAATTTTTACAGATGGTGGAGAATATATTATTCCTACATCTTCTGATACATCAGCTATTACTCCAAGCAACATTGTATTTCGTAGACAAACGCCATATGGATGTTCAAGAACAAGACCCATATTATTTGATGGAGCATCAATTTACACACAAAAGAATGGTAGGGCTATTCGTGAATTTATTTACTCTGATTCTGAAGCTGGGTATGTATCAACTAATATTTCGGTATTAGCTAACCATTTAATAGATTCACCAAAAGATATTGCCATGATAAGTGGTTCATCTACACGTCCTGAACAATTTGCTATTTTTACTAATTCTGGTTCTACCCATAATGGTAAACTTGCTGTCTTTCATTCTATCCGAGAAGAAGATATAGCTGGATGGACATTATGGGAAACACGTTCAGGTGATACTTTTCATAGTGTTACAAGTGCCAATGAAAATATATTTGCTGTATGCAAACGTACTTTAAATACTGTAGTTACTTATACTTTAGAAAAGTTTGGTGATGATGATTCTTTAAGCCTTGATTGTTCAACTACCTCCACGCTCTCCCAACGTGGTACTCCTCTTGTAAAAGGTGCTTCTCAATCAGGGCTTACTTTAATTATGGATGGATTAACGTCTAGTCCACAAATACAAGAAGAATTTACAATTAGTGGCGTATCAGGAACATCTACGATAACTGCTGTTACAAACAATGGTAGTAATACCTATACAGTTACATTGGATGCAAATTTGGCTTCCTCCCCAGCAAATAATGCTTCTATTACTTTTACCAAAGGATTTTTGCATACAGTTAATGGTATTTATACCAATGAATCTGTTAATGCAGTCTATGGTAATTCGTCTTTAGGAGCATTTACTGTTTCAGGAAGTGATACTTTAACTTTTACAGTAGACCCACAACCAACAAGTGTAAGTGTAGGATTTAATTATATACCAGAATTAGAAACAATGCCTATAGATTTAGAAACAGATACTGGCCCACTTACTGGATTACCAAGAAGAATAGTGCGTTGCATTATAGATGTAGCTGATACATTAGATGTATCGTTGAAGTCACCTAGTTCAGCTTCAGCACATGAATTAGTAATATTACAAAGTGGATTTACTGTGGGTGGAGATTTAATAAAACAAAGTGGCAAAAAAGAATTTTACTTTTTGGGATATGATAAATCCCCAACAGTAACAGTAACACAAAATGACCCCTTACCTTTAAAAGTTTTAGGCATGGCGTTGGAGGTGCAATTTAGTTAGTATGGATCCAGCAACAGCTATGATGATGATAAGCTTTCTGAAAACAGGCTTAAATTTTATAAATACCAGAGGAGCAAATAAACAAGCTCTCCAAGAATTAAATACAAATAGATTATTAGCTCAATTAAAAGGTATAAGTGTAAGTAATCAAATTAATGCTATTGCTACTGAAACAAAAGCAAATAATTATACTATTGCTTCTACAATGGGTTATTCTCCATTAGAAAGTGCTTCTTTTAGAGCAATTCAATCAAGAGTAGAAAGTAAAAGAGATAAAGATATATTTAATACTAAAATATCTACTGACATAGCAGTTGGAAGTATTAACCAATCATTATCTAATTTAAATAAAAACATGATTATGAATGAAATAGGTTTAGTTATAGATGTAGGTTCACAAGTATATTCTCATTCAAACTTTATGAAAAATAAAGATTTAGAAGATGCTTATAGAAGTAAAGAAATATTATATAGAAAAGAAGTTTTAAAAAATCTTGAACATCAAAATATATTATTAAGAAATCAAAACTTTAATCAAAAATATTTATTACATAGAGTGAAAAAAGGATATACAAACTAATGGCATTATCAGGTGGAAAAAGATTAACGGAATTACCTTCAGGAACAAACATTGGAGTTAATGTTCAAAATTTTGGTGATGTACTTGATCCAGTTCTTAAAGCTACAGAAGAAAAAATAAATTATGATGAGAAACAATCAGAGTTAAATTTTAAACGTGATGGTATTGATTTTAATAGAAATGTAGCATTGCTAGAACAAGAAAGTAGGGATTTTGTAAGTGAATCTAAAGCTCTTGCAAAAGAAAAAAAATTACTTGATGATGCGACTGAAGTTACACATGATATAAGTTTAGGACGAGCTATTATAAAATTAGAAGATTATGTTTTTGATTTAGCATTAGCTAATCCTAATAATCCTACTAAAATAGCAGAAGGAATTGACAATTTTTATAGTACCATAAAAAAAGGTAATCCAGCATGGTTACAAGATAACAACAGATCATTTAAATTTTTAGAAAAAAAACAAAGTTTATTTAGAGAAAAAGTAGGAGCTTCTGTAAAAAGTCATAGAACTTTTATAGCAGAAGAAAATTGGGATATAACAAATGATTTAACTCAAAGATATAGTGCAGAAGTTTTAGAATCTATAGCAAGTATGGATACTATAAGTGATTTATCAAATTTTTTAGATGTATCTACTTCATCAATGAACTCTATTCAAACAGGTTTTCAACAATGGTTTGATAAAAATGGTTATTTAGGTTTGCATAATGAACAAGAGGCAAGTGACATTGTCATGGAACACGTTTTTGAAAGAGATGCTGGATTATTAACTCACATTATAACTGAATTTGCTATGGATATAAATAATCCTCAAAGCATAGATATGGCTGAATCTATGCTAGAACATTATGAATCTAATCAATTACCTAGTAAATTTAATGGGCCTATTAAAAGAAAAAACACTCTATGGAATAATCGTCCTCTTGAATATAATAAAAAAGGAGAAATTATTAATCCGTATAAAGATTTTAGACCATTGTTAGAAATAATTAATGAGTATACATTTGATGCTCATACTGCTGATAAAAGAGAAGATATAATTGAAACAGTTGAAAAAGCAATTGAGAATAAAAAAACTGAATGGAACAATTTATATAAAACAGCAAATAATGAAAAATTAAAAGAATTAAATATTGCTGCTGAAACTCTTACTAATAATTTAAAAATAATTGGAGGGGAAGTAATTCCAAAACATATTGCAAAAAATATTTTTGTAATGAAAGACCCTAATTCAATTAGAGGAGATTTAATAACAGATAAAGATCGTCTTTTAGAATTTCAATCATTAGAAAGTACAAATCAAATATTAACAGGACTTGTTAATGATATTTTAAAAGGCAATGTTACAACAGATATTAATGGAATAACTAAAAGAACTTCAATGACTATGACAGAAGTTGAAGAACGATTTAATAATATTGATCCTGAACATTTAAAAAAATTAGGTTACAATATTGAGAATGGTATAAATATTATTAAAGATGCTGTTATTAGAGATGCTTTTGGTGGAGCTGATTTTAATGTAATTAGTATGCTTGATTCAATTAACACTAATGTTGGAGAAGGTAAGAGTAATATTTTAGATAATAAGATGACTAATGGTATGAATATGATGAAAGAATTAAATTATATTCCTGATAATATAAATCAACATTTTAAAAACGCAACATTGCTTTCTTTTGATGATGAATCTGATTTTAGTACAATTGCTAAAATTGCTATATTTAAAAATAAAGTTTTAGGAACAGATGATAATAAAGCTTTTGATGAAATTAAAACAAATGGTAAATATTCATTTAATGAAATAATAAATAGAGTATTTGAACTTGTAGAAGCTGGTAAAGTAAATGCAGCTGGTAAATATTGGAAAACTTTTTTAAATCCTTCAGAAATAAATATAGCAGAAAGACATACTGCTGTTAATAATTTTAACAATGTTAAAAATGATTTTGGTCAAACTATATGGGAAGAATATAGAGCAAAAATTACAGACGCATATATAACAGCAGTAGAGCAAGAAGATATGACTAGTATAGATTTTTATACAAGTGGTTTTAGTAATTGGTGGAATGGTAGAGATGATGCAGAACAAGATGACTATTTAAAAGGTGGAACTGGTGATGATAATAGTGTTGAAGCTTCTTTTAGAAATATAATAAAAAATAAAAATACATTTGCTTACGGAGCTAATATAGTTAAGAGCATTACTGCAGTTGCAACATTAGGACAAGCCCCTTGGCAAGGTTCTGATTATAAAGAGAATATGCAATTAGGAGATACGGCTCAAAATTTTATTATAAAATATATGGAAGAAAATATAATGAATCATATTGATATGGATAAGCCTAATGATCAACATATAAGAGCTGCTTATGAATCAGTATATAAAGCCGCAGTTAAAGCAATAGCTAATAATGGATTAGAATATGATTATTTAGGTTATTATCCAGAATATCCTAATGGTAATATGTATGTTTTAAAAGGAGAAGCTGTTGCTGGAAATATACTTAATGGTTCATTAAAAAGTCATGAAATACAAGAAAATGCCCTTCAATTTATGTGGCAACATACACAAAATAATAATAATACAGCAGATGAATTTGCAGCTGCTTATTTTGGTTTTGGTGTTAAAGCTAATGATTTAACTATTAAACAAGAGCAAGAATATAAAAATAATTTTATGTCTATGGTTGGAACAGATCAAATTAAAATAAGAGTAACACCAGAAACTAGAAGTCAAACTTATCCAAGTTATAATATATTTGTAGATCAAGATGGTGATGGTTTACATACAGCTTATACAAATAATGGTGTACCTGTTGAATGGTTTCCTAATGATCAATTTACAAAAATTAATCAAGGTTATTCACGCGATGGATTAGCTAAAAATTGGGCAACGGATATTGTAAATGGAGAAACTAATTTAGGAGGAAAAGATTTAGAACAAATTTTAAAAAAACATAGTTATCTCGATATAAATAAATTAGATGATAAAGAAGTTTTAATAAAAATAATAACTGCACAAATTAAAGCAGAAGATTGGATAAATAATAAATTACGGTATGAGGATAAAATTAATACATTATCTGAATATCAAACTAGTCTAGCTAAAAGTTTTAATAATTGGAACATAATTAAAAAATCACAAGAACAATTTAAATTTGAAAATGAAGA